TCGACCACACAAGGTCCTATCGTTGCTGCTGACGATCCATGTCCAGTGCCCGGCCAAGTTACAGCCGGTACAACTTTGGTCGGTTTGATCAAAGTAGTTACCAGCTCTTCTGCTACCTTTACTCCCGGCTCGACTGACCTCAGCGCTACCGGTATCACTGATACCTTTAGCGACTGCATGGACATGCCCGGTAGCGCCCAGTAAGTTGCCATCTCTCCTAACGGAGGGTTTTGCAGGTTGCCTTCGGGCAACCTGCTTTTTGGCAAACCGATTTTTTTAAACCTAACGGAGAATAGAAGATGGCAAAAAAAGAAGTAGTCGCAGGCATCGAGATCCTAGACGACACACCAACAATCGATCCAGTTTCCCAAGTTGCGGATCTTCGTGAGCTTGCAGCAAGCGAAGCATTCATGAACGAGATGGTTGAAGTTATGGTGCATTCCAGCACCGACGAAAACCAAGCTCCTCACGTAATCCTCAATTGCAACGGAACCAACCAGCCTATCCTGCGCGGCGTGCCAACACGCGTTCGCCGCAAGTACGTTGAGATCTTGGCACGTATGAAGGAAACTAAATACAGCCAAGTAACTCGCAACCCAGCAGCGCCTGATCAGATCGACATGATCGCGCGCCATGGCTTGGCCTATCCTTTTGAAATGCTGAGCGACGAGAATCCTCGTGGCCGCGCATGGCTTCAAAACGTATTGGCTGAACCCGCTTAAACACAGGGCGACCCAGTGAACTATCTCCAGCTTATCAACCGATTGCGTGTGGAGTGCGGCGTCTCTGGCGCCAGCACGCCGCTGATCACCGTCACTGGTTTGACCGGCGAGTCCTACCGGATGGCAAGTTGGATCAATAGTGCTTGGGTCGATGTGCAAACGGCCAAGGAAGATTGGCAGTGGATGCGTAATCCAGTGGAATTTAACACGGTTACGCAACAGCAAATTTACACCCCCACCCAAGCCGGTGTGGGGTCTACTTTTGGAAACTGGAAACGTGATAGCTGGCGCGCTTCGTCTGTAGGACAAAACTACAAAGACGAGCAGCTGATGAACTACATGGACTACACGACGTTCCGCAACCTGTACATGTACGGGAATATGCGCACAACGTACGCGCGCCCTGTGGTTGTCACGGTTGACCCAGATAAGAACTTGGGTTTTGGCTCAATACCGGACCAGCCTTACGTCATTGTGGGTGAGTACTATGTTCAGCCAACAGAGTTTGCATTGGCCACTGATGCGCCGCCTACTGTGTTTCCTGACCGCTTTCAGATGATGATTGTTTACAGGGCCATGATGTTCTATGGCGGCTATGAATCAGCGCCGGAAGTCTATCAACGTGGTGAATTTGAATTTAAGAGGTTGATGAACCGATTGGACATCGACCAACTGCCAACAGTTGTCAGCGGCCCGCCGCTTGCATAAGGCGCACAAATGCAGCTGACCACGCCCAAAGTTAACTACGATCTAATTCGCCTTGGTGGCGGTTTGGATCAGGTAACTCCTACGCTTTCTTTGCCTCCGGGTGTTGCCCGTCGAGCTGCTAATTTTGAGTGTTCAATTACAGGCGGCTACACCCGTATTGCTGGCTATGAGCGTTTTGACGGCAGGCCCAGCCCGTCCGCTGCCAACTACAACATTTTAGTTTTGACGTTTACGGCCACGGTTACTGTTGGTCAAACAGTTACCGGCAGTGTGTCGGGGGCAACCGGTCGCGTCATTGTGGTGAATACGGCCTCTTTGGTTATTACCCGAGAGACCGGAACCTTTGCTGCCGGAGATGTTTTAAACAATGGCTCTGGTTTTGTGGGCACTATTACATCGGTAGAAGGTGTGGCGGCCGATGGTCTGCTTGACGCCCAATACCAAAACCTTGCGGCCGACAACTACCGCGCTGACATTACTGTTGTGCCCGGATCAGGGTCTGTTCTTGGCGTAGCCTATTACAACGGCACGGTTTACGCATGGCGCAATAACGCAGGCGGCACTGCTGCCGTGATGCACAAATCAACCAGCGCAGGCTGGGTTGCTATTACGCTTGGCAAAGAGTTGAGCTTTGGCACGGGTACAGCTGCAATCGTAGATGGGAACACGGTCACGGGAGCCACCAGCGGCGCAACCGGCGTAGTGGCTAGGGTTGTATTGCAGTCGGGCACTTTTGCTTCGGGCAATGCGGCTGGCCGGCTTATTCTTTCATCTTCTACTGGCGTTTTTACAAATGGTGAAAATCTTACAGTTGCGGCAGCGGTAAAAGCCATAGCGGGTGGTGCGGCCACACAAATCACGCTTACAACGGGCGGCCGTTATGAGACCGTGGTTGCCAACTTTGGCGGCGGTACGGCCAACTACAAGCTCTACGGATGTGACGGTGTTAACCGAGCATTTGAGTTTGATGGCACGACCTTTGTTCCTATTGTCACCGGCATGACCGTGGACACGCCTTCACATATTTGCTTTCACAAACAACATTTGTTTTTGAGCTTTAACGCTTCTGTGCAATTTTCAGCCCTTGGTTTTCCTTACCAGTGGACCCCCTTGCTGGGCGCCGGCGAGATTGCGATGAACGCGGAAGTTACCAACTTGCTGGTGTTGCCGGGCGACCAGTCAAGTGGCGCTCTAGGCGTTTACACCCGCAGCGATACATCGGTGCTGTACGGCACAAGTTCAGCTAACTTCAGCTTATCGACATTTAACTCCGGCACCGGGGCTTTCCCTTACACCGCGCAAAACATGGACCAAGCCTATGTGCTTGACGATCGCGGCATCATGAGCTTGGGAACGTCTTTGAACTTTGGTAACTTCGTGCCAGCGGCGTTGACCATGAACATCCCTAAATTTATCGAGCAACACCGTGGGCTGTCTGTTGGCAGTACGGTCAACCGAGACAAGGGCCAGTACCGTGTGTTCTTTTCAGATGGATCAGCCCTTTACCTGACAATCCTAAACGGCCGGTGGCACGGTCCAATTCTTCGGTTCAACCAACGGCTACGTGTATCAAATGGATTTGGGCACGAGCTTTGACGGGGAGCAGATTCCGGCCAACATGAACTTGGTCTATAACTCTATAAAATCGCCACGAATTTTGAAACGGTATCGCAAAGCTGCCGTAGAATTGTCAGGGGATTCCTACGCCGAAATTCAGTTTGGCTATGACCTTGGCTACCGTACAACAGCATTGACTCAGGCCGAAGACGCTTCATACCAAAACGATTTGCGTTCTAGCTACTGGGATGAAATGGTTTGGGACAATTTTGTGTGGGACGGGTCTGACATATCTCCGTCTGAGATTGAAGTTTCGGGAACTGCTGAAAACATAGCTATCCGCATTTCTTCAAACTCTGACCTTTTTTCGTCTTTCACGGTGAATAACATCATCGTGCACTACACCTTACGTCGAGGACTCCGATGAGCAATCCGTACTATACCCACACCACCTACCCGACGCCCAACTCGCCCGGCTCATCGGCGACGATGCGCAATGAGTTGGAGAATGTCACCCTTGGTTTTGATCTGTTGCCGACTTTGTCCGGCAATGGGTACAAGGTGGCTATGGTTAATTCTGCGGGTACAGCTTTAATTGCTTCAGCTGCTTTGCAAGCCTTGGCCATCACAGCTTCGACAATCAACAGCACAACGATCGGCGCAACTACGGCATCATCTGGTGCGTTTACTACGGTCTCAGCAAGCAGCGGTTTTACCGGCAACATCACCGGCAACATCACCGGCAACGTGACCGGTAACGTGACCGGCAACTTAGTCGGCAACGTGACTTCGTCCGGCTCCAACAGCTTTGCCAGCGTGACCATTTCTGGCGGCACAATTAACGGTACAACGATTGGCGCAACAACAGCTACCACGATTCAAGGTACAACGGTTACAGCAACGGTTGGTTTTGTTGGCGGGTTAACGGGCGCCGTGGTTGGTAATGTGACCGGCAATTTGACGGGTAACGTTACCGCAGCAAGCGGTACGTCAACTTTTAACAACGTGACGGTTTCCGGCACTTTAGCCGGCACTTTGACCGGCAACGTAACCGCGTCTTCGGGCACGTCCACATTTAACGACGTAACCATCAACGGTTCGTTAGACATGAACTCGGCTACGGGCAGCACGATCTCGGGATTGAGCACGCCAACAAACGCGACAGACGCAGCCAATAAAGGCTATGTCGACACAGCAGACGCGCTTAAGCTAAACCTAGCTGGCGGCACAATGTCTGGCGCCATTGCAATGGGCACCGCCAAGATCACAGGCTTGGGCGATCCAACAGCTGCGCAAGACGCGGCGACTAAAAACTACGTTGACAACACGGTCCAAGGTTTAGACGCTAAAGCATCTTGCCGCGCCGGAACAACAGCCAACATTACCCTAAGCGGCACTCAAACAATTGACGGCGTGGCCGTGATTGCGGGCGACCGGGTGTTGGTTAAGGACCAAACCACTACGGCCAACAACGGTATTTACGTTGCGGCTGCAAGTACGTGGGCTCGGTCTACCGACGCCGATACTTGGGATGAATTGGTTCACGCTTACGTGTTTGTGGAGTCCGGCACGGTCAATGCCAACAACGGCTTTGTTTGCACGATAGCTGCGGGCGGCACGCTTGGCAGCACGTCGGTAACTTGGGTCCAGTTCTCCGGAGCTGGCCAGATCACAGCTGGCGCGGGTTTGACAAAGACCGGCAACACGCTGGATGTCGGCACCGCATCAAGCTCACGTATTGTTGTCAACTCCGACAACATTGACTTGGCCACAACGGCAGTAACTGCCGGCACGTATCAATCAATGACAGTCGACGCCTACGGGCGCGTGACTGCCGGGACAAACCCAACGACTATTGCCGGGTACAACATCACCAACGCCTACACCAAAACTGAGGTAGACACCACGGTGTCTGGCTTGTTGGCTAAGACCGGCGGCACAATGTCCGGCGCGATTGCGATGGGCACAAACAAGATCACCGGTGTCGGCGATCCAACAAGCGCACAAGACGCCGCGACCAAGAACTACATTGACGTGTTGTTTGGCACCACAGCGTCTGCGGCAGCCTCAGCGGCTGCGGCGTCTACAAGTGCGGCCAATGCCTTAACCAGCGAGAACAACGCGTCTAGCAGCGCTTCTGCTGCGTCTGGCAGTGCTTCTGCTGCGGCAGGTAGCGCGGCAGCTGCGGCTGCCAGCTACGACAGCTTTGATGACCGCTACCTAGGCCCCAAGGCTACGCCGCCTACGCTTGACAACGACGGCAACGCTTTGCTGACCGGGGCGTTGTACTTTGACACAACCGGCAACCTGATGAAGGTGTACACCGGCACGGCTTGGGTCAACGCAGGCTCCTCGGTCAACGGCACGTCTCAGCGGGTGGTCTACACGGCTACCGCAGCCCAAACAACCTTTGCCGCTATTTACGACGTTGGCTATGTTGACGTTTACTTGAACGGTGTAAAGCAGCAAGTCAGCGTCGACTTCGTGGCTACCAACGGCACAAGCGTGGTGTTTGGCACGGGCTTGACGTCCGGTGACATCGTTGACATCGTGGCCTACGGCGCGTTCGATATTGCCAACGTGTTGCTGCTGTCCGGCGGCACGATGACGGGCGCAATCACTTTTGCTGGTGGCCAGACTTTCCCGGGCGCGGTAACCAGTGTTGCGGCAACAGTGCCCTCGTTTTTGTCTGTTGCGGGTTCACCAATTACAAGTAGTGGTACTTTAGCAATTACCTTGTCTGGTACGGCGCTGCCTGTTGCAAATGGTGGCACAAGCCTGACCACTCTTACAGCCGACAATGTCATCTTGGGCAACGGCACATCGGCACCAACATTTGTTGCGCCAAGCACAGCTGGAAATGTGTTAACAAGTAACGGCACAACTTGGCAATCAACCGCACCTGCGGCCCCTTTTACAACCGGCAAAGCCATTGCAATGGCAATTGTCTTTGGAGGATAAATCATGACAGCACCCAATATCGTTAACGTCACGACCATTACTGGTAAGACCTCTGTTCAAGCTATTGGAACTTCTGCCACGGCAATTGTTTCAAATGCTGGCAGCAGCAATCAAGTCTTTAAAATTAACGCCTTGTACATAGCCTCATTAGTCGGAACTAACGTAACGGTAACGGTTGATTTGTTTCGATCAAGCACTGCTTATGAAATTGCTTTTGGACTACTTGTTCCTCCGGGGGCCACGGTGGATGTGCTGACCAAATCGATATATCTGGAAGAGGGAGATTCGTTGCGCTTAACGGCTAGCGCTGGTGC